TTAAAGTTTCTGGTAAGTAATGTTTTCTGCAAACTTTGATAAAGAACAGATTGACGCATTTGGAAATTCTTTACTTAACTTAACTTTGAACTTTTGATAAATTCGATTTGTACTACTATTCAAATCCAAAACATCAAAACTATTATCAACAACAATAAGAATTTTATAGTCTTTCAAATCTGACTTATTTGAATATAAATCATACATAAGAATTTTTAACTCATTCGCTAAATTCTTATTTCGTGATTTATCGAATGATAGGGCTTTAATCGCAAAATTTTCATTTGCAAGATCAAAAATGTTATCTTCAATGAAATCATCATAAAATTCTCTTTTATTCTGTTTAAAGTTGAAATTATAGAACTTCAACTGTCTTTTCATTAATGATTTTACTTCACTTGTAGTAATTCTCTCACCCTTTGGCTTATCGTAATATAAAAAAGTATTTCTGAGATTTTCAATATCTTTAAGGTAACTTTGAAAAGTACTCTCAATCATTTCAACCGGTAAAAATCGAAATTCATTTACATAAAACCGTATGTTTTCTTCCAAAAAAGTAGGAGAGTTAATATTAGAAAATCTTTCCCCATAAGAATCTAATTGGTCTGAGTTAAACTCAAACCCAAAAGATTCAAACATTAATGAAATATAATCAGGGTCATATTCATCATCAAATGATTTAATTCGCTGACGATTTTTAATACTTTCAAATTTGCTCCAATTAAGTTCTGGAACATGAAAGACAATACCAACATTAATAGATTCTCTTCTTATAGGATCTGGCATATACTGAAGTACAGCATAATAGAGGCTAATTTTTTTCTTGATTGACATTTAATTAGCACGCTCCTTTCCATTGAGTAAAAACATCTTTTAACTGTGGCAGTAATTCTTTATAATGACCGATTTGGTGCTTAATAAGGCTCTTAACAGCATTTATATCATCTTCATTAATTCCCCATTCTATAGGGATGTTCTGAAAAAGTCCAGAAATTTCTTCGTTAGAAATAGAGGCTATTTTTTTTATTATAGTATCAAAGGGACTATTCCCGTTGATGTAATCCCTTAAGTACATGTAATTCTTACCTGAAAGATTGCTTAAAACAGTAGGAGGCATTGTTATACAATTCATAATTTGATTAGGAGTCCAATCTTGCCAGCCGCCAAAAATATGAGAGTGATCAATAATCATTAATCGTTTGGTCTTTTTATCGTAATAAAAATTACCATCATTTGTTGTTCGATCATCATTAATAATTAGTTGGTCAAAAAGAACTATACCAGGAATGTCTTTGGGATTGGTGATTGTTTTTAACATGATTGGATTGATTCGTGTTGAACCAATCATATATTCAGAGGCGAAGCAATAACATTCTTTAAATTCCAATTGGTTCATAACGAAATTCGATTTAATTTGCTCATTTGGAAGCCAAACGATTTCACATTTAGGAATTGGCAAATCAAGTAGAACGGCTAATCGATATGAAATCCATTCATTAAATAGTGTCTTTCCGCTACAATCTTGATTTATTCCTTTAAGAACATAAGTTGCGCCATCGTCACATTTAACTGAAAATGGATTTGTAGTTCCGTTTCTCATTTTTTCATTTACTCCATTAACACTTAATATGTGAACCACCTCCAAATTTTTTCTGCATTTTCTCTACTGTTAGGCCAACTAACATTTAATAATTCCCCGAACCGGAATCGAACCGGCGGCGCCAGGCGGGGAGGGTGGAGCTAATCTTTTTCTTGTAAGACTTTTTCAATGTCTTTTTTCGCTTGCACATAGTAGTTAGCTACTTGCTTGGCAGACTTGTGATCCAAGTCTACTTTTTCCAAATAAATGATTGCTACATCGTGAGCAGCTTTTCTAATTTCTTCATCTGACATTTCGATTCACCTTCTTTCAGATGGAAATCAAATTTCACTCTGTGGTGAGATCGATGGATTATTATTCTGCTTTGCCTGTAATTTCGTATTTGTCCACCGTTATCGCCGGAATGGTAATTTTCCCACCTAGAGTTGATTCATAGTCAGTAACTCCTCTGGACTCCCCATAGATTGTAACTAAATCATTTTCTAGGACACGACTAGTCAATTGTTCGCTAGAGATTTCGATTAACACCATATTATCGTAATCTTGCCCCACTGCTAGTCTATATTGAGTATAATCATCACCTTCAACAACTTGTACAATTTCTCCTGATAAAGTTACTTTTTTACCCTCATTATCATCAGGATTCCTCGCTAGGTTATCGTAAGTTATTCCTGTATTATAATCAGCAATATTCACTTCGGTAGGAACTGATGATTCTTCTTCAAATTCACTGTCAAAAGTAGATTCATCGTCAAGTTCATCAGATGATGAATCCGTTTCAGCACTTTCGCTTACAGAAGTAGCTATTTCTGATTCTGAACTTGACTTGCTAGCCGTTTCAGTTGGTGCGGTCACTCCAACGCCTATTGCACCCAATACCATTACTATAAAGGATATTCCTAAAACAATAAGACTAACTTTTTTATTCTTTTTCTTTAGTAATGCAACTACAAGCATAACGATTCCGACAATCAGAGCTAAAAAGCCTATAGTCATTATAATACCCATAAAGTCTTGCATTAAAACCCCTCCAATAAACTCAAATTTTACTCCCACTTATGGCAGGTAGTGATAGTCGCCTAAACTTATTACCCGAATGACTCTTGATATGCGTAGTCAAACGCAATTTGTTTTATTAAATCTTCATAAGCAAGATCGAGTTCATTTTGTTCTATAAATTGCATGTAGTTAAACTGATGGATATCTATGTCAGTAAGCGAAATATAAATTTTAATAAGTTCAGTAATCATAAAACAATCAGCCTGATATTCCATCTTTGAATGAAACTCATTCATTTTATAAATACCTACCAGATCATCATGTAAAAATCCATGCCCAGCTTCATGTAGAATTACTTTTATTTTTTCAAAATCATTAAGATCTGAAGAAACAAACATTGTTCTAATTTCTGAAATGTAACATCCAGGTCTGTTTAAATCGGAAAACACTAAAATAATGCCGTACTTTTCGAGAAGCGCTTTAACTTCTTCCATTATGAGCACCTCATTTATTTGCCGTATTTACCTTTCAAGTAAGCACGAATGATCTCTCTATCGTGATCGGTGATAGGTTCTCCATCGAAGCTCATGGCATTATCAAGCATTCTGTCAAGATCTGCGTCTGTGTATTTATTTTCTTTAGTTGAGTCGCTACTTTGTTTGTTTTTAATGTTTGTATTTCCTAATAAATAGTCTGTCGAGACTTCAAAAAGAGCGGCGATAGCTTTCAATTCATCAGCAGATACCTTTCTTTCGCCACTTTCTATTCTATTCATTATAGACTTATTCATATTAAGACGACGTGCAAGTTCAGCTTGGGTCCAGTCTTTTGATTCTCTTAAATTTATAATTCTTTTTGAAAGATTAGGCATAAGTAACTTTCCTTTCTATCGTTGTGATTAACACAACTATATAATATCATGTTGCAGAAAAAGAAATAAAAAAAGTTGAGGAAATATCAATTTATCTATTGACATTGCTGAAACTGCAACGTATACTATGTACATAGAGTTGCTAAAACAGAAATGAGGTGATTATATGAGCGTTACCGTGAATCTATCGCTGATAAAGAACGCTAGAGAAAAAAAGGGTTATACCCAGCAAACAATGGCGGATAAATTAGGGTTAAGAGACAAGTCTAAGTACTCTAGACGCGAGAATGGGGTATATTCTTTTCAACTAGAAGAACTTCCGCTGCTTGCCAAAGCCTTAGATATACCTTATGAAAATTTTTTTGGCTCAAACGTTGCTAAAAACGAAACGGACAAGGAGGTGGTTTGATGAAAGACAAACCACAAATGATTCGAGCATCAATCGATACACGATTCTTGAATCAATACATTAAAATGCTGATTCCTGCTATTCAACGTAAGTTTGATGTCGAACCAGGAATCGAAGGTTCACTATTTTCTGAGACGAATAGTATCGATGAAATGCATATCTTGTTTTTATCGACGGATGAACAAGCACAAGACATTTTCGATTTTATCAATTCAAAATGGCAATTCGAGAGTGAACCAATTCTAGCTTCATAGTATTGAATGAAGCGGGTTTGCCGTAATTAGAGTATGACAATAAAGGTATCTGAATTAAAGAGTTGAAAATCAGAACAAAAGGAGGGGTTTGATGAATGTAGTATCGCAAGTGTTGAGGCAACCAATCATTAATTGGCTAGTAAAAAGCGAGATAAGCAAGAAGCAGCTATCTCAAGCGTTAGGGGTTTCAAGACAAACACCTACTGACTGGACAAAAGAAAAAGCCACACCAGTAACACCAGAAAATGCAGTGCGTATGGCTGAATTTGCTGATGACAGCGAATTAACAATGAGCATTATTTATCAGTTTTTTGGAATTTTTCGCCCATTAGATGGCGACACTTATCGGAGAGATTTATCTTCATCTGATGATTTGAGAGAACTTGAAGAAAATGAGCGTGATAAAGCTAAAGTAATAGCACAACGAGTTTTATTGAAAAGGGTTCAAAAGTTAAACTCAGATGACTTTGATCTCTTGCTCAAATTTTCAAAAGAACAAGCTGAAGCGGTCTTCGCGAATATTCAATACTTAAATGCCTTGTGTGAAATTCAAAACATTTCAATAATGGATCTATTCGATATTTTTATGAAAGATTGGCAAGATGCCGGATACTTTGGAGGTGATTAGATGTCTGATTCAAATAAAGAAATGACTAGTTTAGCAAGATGCCTTTCACGAAATTTGTTTCTTTGTATGGGATACAGTAAACCAATTAAGATTTCCGAATTATCGAAAATGAGCGGGGTTTCTGTTGCTGTAATTAGTAGGATCAAGAATGATCGTGAAGGAAAAGAACGTGTACATTTGGAGACAGTAGTCAAATTGGCTTCTGCACTAGAAGTAGAAACTGTTGATCTGCTAAGCAAAGATTCGATATTCAAGAAGTTGGAGGGAACAGCATGAAGAAAATAAAAATTATTCGTGGATTTGGAATAGCCTTTGTTACTGGATTAGTACTAATGTTGAAGCTCAGCTCGATCCAATCGTTGAAAGTTTTAGTAATGATCATTTGCATAGCAGCAGCTAGCGTTTTAATCCCAACTACTATGATTTACGACGAGAAAGAATACGAACAACGCACAAAAAAAGAGACTTACTAGCCGGCAAGCAAAAGTAAGTCCCCAATGGAATAACATTCTAGGAGGATTATATCATGTTTAATTACGATACCGCAATGGCAGATCCAGATAGTCATATTTTTGTAAATGTATCACAAAATACTGACAAAGACTCTCCTGATAATTTAGAAGGGTGGGCTGATGATGGTGAAAAAATCAACAATCGAAATGACGCACAACGAATGGCTTGAAGACAGAAGAAAAGGTATTGGCGGGTCTGATGTTGGAACTATTCTTGGATTGAATAAGTGGAAATCACCTTATCAACTATGGCTAGAGAAAACAGGACAAGTAGAACTGGACGAATCAAATAGCGAACCAGCCTATTGGGGCAATGTTTTAGAAGAAATAGTCGCAAAAGAATTTACCGAACGAACTGGAAAAAAAGTTCGCCGTCGTAATCAAGTATTTGAACACCCGTTACATCCATTTTTGAGAGCTAATATCGATCGGGATGTTGTGGGTGAAAACGCCATTTTAGAATGTAAAACAGCGAATAGCTTCTTATCAAAAGAATGGGATGGCGAAGAGATCCCCATGAGCTATCTTTGTCAAATACAACATTACATGAATGTTTTAAATAGAGATTTCGCGTACGTCGCTGTCTTAATTGGTGGACAAAAGTTCATTTGGAAAAAGGTAGCACGGGATCAAGAATTGATTGACATAATAACTGAGCGACTAGTCGAATTTTGGGAAATCAATGTTATTACAGGAATGGAACCACCTATCGATGGTAGCGACGCTACCGCCGAGTTTATAAAGAATCACTATTCAACAGAGGGAACCGAAGAAATCAGTTTATCTAGCGAATATGACGAATTGATCGAAAGTAAACGGGACCTAAAGAAATCAGAAAAGGAAATTCAGACTCAGATTAAGAAGATCGATAACCAAATAAAATCGGAACTTGGAAAAAATGATGCAGTGGTCGGTATAAGCCCTAAATTCATTGTTTCGTGGAAGTCACAAGAACGGACTTCACTTGATAAAAAGCTGTTAGCTGAGAAATATCCAGAAGTAGTAAAAGATTCTAGTATTTACAAAACGTCTAGTTTTAAACGACTAGCTGAAAAGGAGATCAAATAAATGGCCACAAATGATACTTTAAAAAATCAGTTAAGCGAACAGAAATCGCAAGAAGTCAGCGCTCAATCATTAGGGTTCAAAGCATTAATGAATACACCAACTATGAAAAAGAAGTTTCAGGATATTCTCCATGAGAAGTCAGATTCCTTCATGGGATCATTGATGACTTTAGTTGGAGGAGACAACTATCTTTCAAATGCAGAACCAATGACAATTATTGCTTCTGCATTAAAAGCTGCGACCATGGATTTACCCATTGATAAAAATTTAGGTTATGCATATGTCGTTCCATTTAATAGAAAAGAAAAAGTTGGAAAAGACTGGGTCACACATAATGAAGCGCAATTCATACTAGGATACAAGGGATATATTCAACTAGCCCAACGTTCTGGTCAGTACAAAGCATTGAATGCTTTAGAAGTTTATGAAGGTCAATTGATTGAATGGAATCCCCTAACAGAAGAGTTTATTTTTGATTATTCAGCCAGGGCTTCAGATAAAGTCATCGGTTATGTAGGTTTCTTCGAATTATTGAATGGATTTAAAAAAACAGTTTATTGGACGAAACAAGAAATCGAAGCTCATCGAATTAAAAATGCTAAAGGTTACGACAAAGAAAAATTAACAGGCGCTTGGAAAGATAACTATGATTCGATGGCCATTAAAACAGTACTACGTAATCTCCTTGCTAAATGGGGAATCTTGTCGGTAGAAATGCAGACAGCAGTGACTTCCGATGAAAAAGTATTTCGACTTGGTGATAATGACGACTTGATTGAAGAGACCGCATTGAATGAAGCTGAGCCAATCAAAACTGATAGAAAAGAAGCAGAAAAGGTTAATGAAAAACCGACCAATGAAAATCAAACTGCTCTATTTAACGATAAGCAGCCACCATTGAAAGACGATAAATACCCATTTTAATAGAGGGAGTTTTCTCCCTCTACACTAGGAGGTGAAGCTGTGGCAAGGCCAATAAAAAATGGTCTTGATTATTTCCCTCTCGATGTAGATATATTTGAAGACGAAAAAATAGAAGCTATTGCTGGGGAGTTTGGCATTAAAGGTGAACTAGCGGTAATCAAGCTATTATGCGCGGTATACAAAAAAGGATACTTCGTTGTATGGAATGATTTAACACGAGCAACACTTTTAAAGCGCCTGCCCGGAGTGAGTAAGGAATTGTTGGACCAAATAGTCAACCGCTTAGTTACATGGGGATTCTTTGATGAAAGCCTGTATAACTCGGCTAAGGTCTTGACCAGTGAAAACATCCAAGCGAATTTTTTCGAAGCGACAAAGAGACGGAAATCACCAAAACCAACAGCTTATTTAATTAATGCTGACAATAATGAACAAGCAACCGTAGTTAATGCGGGCATTAAACCACAAAGTAAAGTAAAGGAAACTAAAGTAAATAAAAATATAGTATCTTCTGAATCTAGTAATACTAAACATTCAGAAAACAATGCTGTACTTTATTGGATTAATCAAGTGAACCCAGCAGAAGCACCATTCATAACTCAATCTATTCAACATTGGGTGAACGATTTTAAGGGTCAGGATGAAATTGTGATACTAGCAATTGATGATATGCTAAAAAATGGTGCTCGAAACTATAAGTATCTTGAGAAGATCCTGAAAAGCTGGGAAGCAGCCAAGTTAGATACACCCGAAAAAGTTGCAAATCATCTAGCTGGTCACTATCACAAGAAAGCACAGAGGCAGCAACGCGGACGAGTCACAAAGTTGCCTGATTATATTTCTAATCCACCTAAACCGCCTAAAATAAGTCCAGAAAAAGAGGCAGAGATAAAGCGAAAAATGGCAGAGTTTTGCCGCGATGATGATCAGTAAAAGATATTGGAGGGTGCTTATGAGTAAAATAAATAATCAACGTTTAGAGACGGTTCTACTCTATATCGATAAATTTATAAAAGAACATGATTATCCACCGACAATTCGGCAAATATCAAAAAATACAGGAATCCCTTCCACTTCAACTGTCAGCGCCTATCTCTGGCAATTGAAAGCCATGAACCTATTAAAAATTGAACCAGGAGCTTTCAGAACTATCCGAATGACCGAAAGCGGAAGAGATCGCGTCAAGGAGTTGAAGTGTTCATGAAAATGACAGATAAAGAGCGTTTTAGACACCTGATGGCCCATCCGAATTATTGGAAAGACGAGACAATCCAGAAAGAGGCTAATGCGCTAGGTAAGAAAATCTGGAACCAATCATCAAAAAGACCAAGAAAAATGATTCAAGTGAGGCTTGGAGATAAGGTCGTTTTAACTGGAACTTGTGTTGAAATAGCGAAACGGTCAAATCTCTCTGAAACACATATCAAGAACTTAGCTAGACAAAACGGAATGGATAGTTTTGGAAAAACGTATAGGTATCTGGAGGGACCGCTATGAAGTTATGGGAGCGTCGGAGAATTGATCGGCAAGTACGCTTGTTTATCAATTCTATGCCTGAGAACTATAAAATTTATACGCCCAAAGAGCAAATTATTAGCGAAATTCTAGCAGCAAATGATTGGTTTATAACCATTTCAAAGCCTATGGAAGTAATTCGGGAGGAAGTAGAAAAACAATTTGATATGTATGTGAGCTGACCTTTGGAAGGGTGATAAACGTGGAAATGAAAGAGCAGTTTATAAATTCTGTCATTCGTAACATGGAGCCTGAACTTGAAGTTAATCAACTTAAGAAATTGAAAATTGTACTAACGATCAATTTAAATCATATACGTGTAGAAAAAGAGAACACTGATCTAGTCATATACGACGAATCGGGTGACATTGCTGCATACAAACAATATTTCGTGTCAATGAAGCTGCGAAACTTATCCAACGGCACGATAGAACTCGCTATGAGGACGATCGACGCCTTCCAAAGATCAGTGAAGAAACAATACAAGGACGTAACAACCCAAGATATTCGATTGTATATCGCTTACCGCGACATGAAGGACCATTTATCAAGCGCCACTTTGAATCGTGAACGTGGGTGCATCTGCAGGTTCTATACATGGCTGTTCGAGGAAGAATATATCCCCAAGAACCCAGCAAAACGTGTTGAACCTATTAAGGTGGAGAAACGACTGAAAAAAGCCTTCACACCGATTGAAGTGGAACTAATGCGGAATTCCTGCAGAAAACCAAAAGAAAAAGCAGTGTTTGAACTATTGCTCAGCACGGGGTGCCGAGTGACTGAGTTAACCATGCTGGCTATGGAAAATTACGACCAACAAAGAGGGACCATTACAGTAATTGGAAAAGGCAATAAGGAGCGCACGGTCTTCGTCAATGCCCGCGCTAAAGTGGCAATTGATAATTACTTAATGATCAAACCGCATTTTGAAGGTTCGATCATATGCGGACTGCATGGAGTTGGAACGCAGATGACTTCGAATGGCATTCAAAAAATGGTCAAAGGGATTGCAAAGCGTGCTCATGTAGCTCACGCGCACCCGCATAAGTTTCGAAGAACTGCAGCAACATTTGCTCTGAAGAGAGGAATGAGCTTGAACGATGTAAGGCGCTTTCTTGGACACACGGATGTTGATACGACGCTGCAATATATTGATACTAGCGGATCAGATCTGAAGTTAGAACATGAGAAGTACGTTGCATAAGACAAACAAGGAGATTAAAAGCATGAAATTAAATGGTAAGTTTCAATTAATTGAAATTGGGAATATTGAAAGAGAACCACGATTGCTCGTTTCAAAACACAACATGAGATTCAATAAACCGTTATCAGCTCGAATGGATTATGTTGACCATGTGAAAATTTACTTGAATAGTGAGGAAAAACTATTGGCAGTTATGCCATGCACTAAGAACTCTCCAGGAGCTACTAAATTCTATAAGAAAGACAATAACAAATGCAAAAATCCAATTTGGTCCAATCAACGTTTTATCCATTTGTTGGAAAAGCTAAACGGATGGGATTTGGAAATGAACAGTTATGGATTATACCCTGAAAAGTTGGATGACGGTGGGCTGTACTTTGATTTTTCAAAGGCTAAAGTTCTTAGCAAAAAGTAAAAGCTCCTAAAACTGGGGCTATTACAGAGGAAAGGAGTGATCATTTGGCAAAGGTATTAGATGCTTGTTGTGGCAGCCGGATGTTTTGGTTTGATAAGAACAATCCAATCACAACATATATGGACAAAAGGCAATATTACGAGGAGTTAGATACAGGGCACATAATCAATGTTGATCCAGACGTTTTGGCCGATTTTACAGAAATGCCCTTTTCTGATAATGAGTTTGATTTAGTCGTATTTGATCCGCCGCATATGGTCAATGCTGGTGAAAATTCATGGTTGGCCAAAAAGTACGGTAAGCTTGACGGCAACTGGCCAAAAATGATTCACGATGGATTCAATGAGTGTATGAGAGTTTTAAAACCTAATGGAACGCTAGTTTTCAAATGGAATACTGATCAAATTAGTTTCAGAGAAGTATTATCCTATATCGATCACAAGCCTTTATTTGGTGATAAACGTAGTAAAACACGTTGGACAGTTTTCTTAAAAGAAGTCAGCTAACGGAGGAAATCAATCACTAGGAAAGGAAAGATTTTAGTGGAAAAAATACAAGGCTTGAAAGTCGGATCAAAAGAATGGTTGGAACGCTTGAACGGGGCAGTAACATTTCCTGAAAAATTTGCATTTTACTATAACAAAAGAGAAAACATTATCCAAATAGGCGTAGTTCGTTCTAAGGGGAAGGTTGAAAATATCAGATGGAGTGCTGTAAAGCCAAGTCTTTTACTGTTCCATCCAGAAGATTTAACAGCTTTAGTTGCTGTCAAGAACGTTGAAAGTGATGAAGAATACACGGAGCTGGTACTGAAATATCAAAAATTGTGGTGTAAATAAGCGACCACAACAGCAAAGTAGGAGGATTTGATTTGAAAACAATTAAGCAATTACAAATAGAAGTACATGAGAACGCGGTGAAGCATGGTTGGTGGGATGAAGAAAGAGAGTTCGGCACATTAGTAGCTCTTTGTCATTCGGAATTATCAGAAGCGCTTGAAGAGTCTAGAAACGGTCGCGAACTGAACGAAACCTACTTAGGCGTATACGGAAAACTCGAAGGAGTGCCGTCCGAACTTGCCGATGTCGTTATTCGTATCATGGACATGTGCGAAAGATATGGAATTGATCTGCAAGACATTATTGAACAAAAACATGAATTTAATAAAAGCAGATCGTACAAGCACGGCGGAAAGAAATTCTAGTAACGACCACTATCAAGGAGGAAAAATAATGAAATATAGAAAGAAACCAGTAGTAATCGAAGCGTTTCAGTATGACGGAGATTTGATTTATTCCGATGGCACACCTTATGCACCAGATTGGGCAATGGAAGCAAACGAGAACGGCGTGTTCGTTTGGGAAGGGCAAGGAGACTTATATATCAAAACGCTCGAAGGAAACATGCTAGTAACACCCGGAGATTATGTGATCAAAGGAGTACAAGGTGAGCTGTACCCATGTAAGCCTGATATTTTTGAAGCAACCTATGAAGCAGTGGAGGACAGCGAATGATTGCAACAACCATAATTTATACCATAGTCGGCTTCATAATAGCTGCTCTGGGATACACCTTATTTAATGCCAGCGAAAGAAGCGAAAAAGGTTGGCGAGTATTTGGGGCTATTCTGTTTGTTATAGGAGCTTTGATAATTTTTGGAGCAGAATTGAATCTCTACTTCAATGGAACGCAGGAAGAATTAATCAAGTGGATGTTTTGGATGAAAGATTAGTTCCGTTAACCACGCCTATGCAGGAAAAAATCAATAAGATTGAACATGTCAAACTTCAATAAGTAAGCCAAAAAAAGAATCTGCATACGCAGATTCTTAAGGACTAGTCTTCTTTTGCAGAATCAACAAATGAGTGAACACCGTCAATGTTCAATAAAATTCCTGCATCACGAAAACTATCTGCGAAAGCTCGGAATTCTATATCAGTCCATTGATGGCTATGGTTGGTTCTAACATTATTCAAAAATTCGCGATTATAGACTTTAAATTTATCAATTAGAGACGTAAATTCTGGTCTATCGTCCAAAGTTTCAATATTGTCTTTTAGAAATACCTCAGCGTCACAATAAAGACTATGAGCTTCAGTTAGATAGGCTAATGCGCAAGTAAGGTCAGATAATTTTTTTATCAAATCGTCATCACTTTCAATTTGGAACAGTATTTTATGACTCTTATTTGCAAAAATAAAGCCTTGTCTAACTAGTTCTGAAAATATTATTTTTTTGTTATCCAATTTTTTTCACCTCCTTATTAAGTTTATAAGAAGATTATATCAAATAAAGCACTTTCAAAACTATTGTAATTAAAAAGCAGGCTAACTCAGCCAATAGAGGAGGTTTAGAAATTGACAGTCAAAGAATTAATTGAAGAGTTAGAGAAAAATTGAAGACAAATCCCTCGAAGTCCATGTAACTGAAATGGGGATAGGTGAATTTTACACTCATGAATCATGCGAAGTTGAATTTGATGAAACAGAGAAGAAAGTTTTTGTGTGGTGAGTAGGGAACTCAGCCTAACAAGTAAAAAAAGATGGCCATTGAAAATGTAGGAAAAGGGCCATCGAAAATGTAGGTTTTCGGCAATTTAGTTCCGGTAACCGAAGCGATTGCATAGAAAAAGACCGTTGGGCTGATTCCAACGGTCAATGAATTAGATTTACTTTAAAAAGATAAATTTAATTCGGAAAAAGAGCTTTCGTCTAGTTTCCGCTAGACTTGAGTATTTTAGCACAAAAAGACCCCCGGGATAAGTCGGAGGTCTCTGAGCTAGTTGAAATATGCTTCAGATTAATGAAATCAAAAAGGAAGAACCTAGCTCGTTTAAATTATAACACAAAAAAGGACTACCGCGGTATGATACGGCAGTCCATGAGCTAGGGAATGGGGAAGCTAATTAATCGGTAAGAAGCCTAGCTCGCGCACATATTTTGTCTTCTCAAAAGACAAATATATTTTAACAAGATAGCGTTTTCGAAATCAACCGCGAACGGTAGCAAGGAGGAATATTTCCAATGAAACTAAAAGAACTAATCGAGCAGCATACGTTAAAAGTTGTTTTGTGCGGTCACTGCGAATGTGGAGAGCGCAAATATGATTTGATCACAGATCATAATCTCGCTTACCCACCAATTCATGAGTCGACCATTTTAGAAGTTAAGCCAGAATTGTTGGAGGTGGCAGAATGAAACACAAGATTTGGGGACCAGAAAAAGCTTTCACGTATTTAGGTATGTTTGGAAATAAATCTTTTTCAGGAGACAATCGATCTAAGATCAGGAGACGAAGACTCGTCGGACTTATATTTAAAGAAAAGAAACCGAAAGAGGGATATAAAACGTATACTGTTCGACGCTCAAAACCTTATTACACATGGGATGCCTCATTGATGCCAGAAGACAGTAAGTACTACTGGAGAGAAATTGAAGAATATATACAAGAGATCCGGCAATCGAAGCAATAGCAAACAAAAAAGACTAATAGAAATTAGCCTTAAATCTCGCCTTTAGAACGTTTTGTGGCAAGTACCATATTCAAAACAAAGTTTACAAAAAATAAAAAGCTAGCAACCTTTAGTATGGTACTAATGCCATTTGAGAATATTAAAAATAAGGAACAAACAAAATTAACTAAGGCAATTAAAAGGAAAATATTTAGCAAAGATCTTTTTTTCAAAGTGGTCACTCCTTTTTTTAATATTCTTAATTGTCAAATTAAGTTAGACAAATCATCAATACTTACGTAACTCAAAAATACTTCCAAAGGTGTTCGATAATCCAGTGATTTTCTAGGAATATTATTTCGTTTAGATGTGACAGATTGAATAAAAGATTCATCTACTGAATTGAAATCCATAGATTTCAATAAACCATCTCTACGTAACAATCCGTTAGAATTCTCGTTTAGGCCTCTTTGAGACGGCGTTCCTGGATCAGCGAAATAAATGGCAATATCATTGGCATTACTGATTTGTTTCCAATTTGAAAATTCCTTTCCACAATCAAAAGTGATGGATTTGAATAGATTTTTCGGTACAGATTCAAACCAATGATTTAATTTTTTTTCAATATCAATCGCTTGTCTACCACACGGTTTCAATGTGATGATAACTTTTGATAATCGTTCAACTAAGGTAATTACAGCACTTTTATGTTTCAGACCTACGATAGTGTCACCTTCAAGGTGACCAAACTCATTTGAGAATTGGCTATAATCTTTTTCACGTTCATGAATAGAGCGGCGGAAAGCTTGTTTTCCACGCCTTTCTTGATGTCCATTCGGTTTACGCTTGCCTTTCATCGGTAAGTCAGAAGGATTAAATAGCCCCTTTTTGAACATACGATAAATGGTACGAGCAGAACAACGAATAGGAAACGCTGCACGACCAACAATCACATCGGGTGTCCATCCTTGAACAACCTTTCTTTGAATATATTCTGATTGTTCCTCGGGTAAAACAAGCGGGCGTCTACCACAGTTTGATTTGTTTTTCTTATACTGTTGATAGTATTCTAAGGCTGATTTTCCTTGCTTGAAGAATAGGTATACTTTATGGATCGTTTGTCTTGAACGATTCAAGCAATGCGCAGTTTTCGCAACAGATTGATTTATTTTGAAATAAGACTCTATCATTACAAGTTCATCCGTTGTAAGATGGGTATAGGTCATTTGTACTCACTCCTTATAATTCTTTGGTCAGAACTATTTTGAGTGTAGCACAAATGGCTTTTTTAGTTGTCTAGCTTAATTTTACAATCGGCGTATCATAATAAAAGAATACCATAATCAATTTAAAAATAGAAAATTAATTCCGTAATCGTCGCAAATAAAGGAGGTTTAGAAATGATATATCGAAGGATTCGATCGCAAATAGCGTTACAAAAAGATAAGATTGTCTCGCTTGAAGAAGAATTGAAAACAAAACAAAATCCAACTGCTCGAGAGTCCATAGAAAAATATATTAATAATGAGAGAAATACTCTAAACAGACTTTATGTTGAAGCTAAAATAAACGGCATCAAAATAAGTGACTCTGAAAAATAAGAAAGAGCAGCCCACCACTGGCTGCTCTAAAAAGGACTGTTACCCGACATAACAGTCCCTGAGCTAGTTGAAATATGCTTGCGCCCATTGAAGGAAAAGCCTAGCTCACAACGATTATATCACAAAAAAACACCAAGCTTTCGCTCAGTGCTAAACGTTATCTCATCCATAATATTATAGCATAGGAGCGATCGCCTTGGAACTGTTCGAAGAGATAGATGTAAGAGAAACAAAATTCAAAGCAAAACGAATACTAGCTTCATACCGTCGTTTGAGTAGGATCGCAGGACAGGACGAGATAAATTTGCGATCACCAATTATAAGCGATATGCCGAGAACGCCGAGTTCATATACAAATAAATCAGAAGACGCTACGTGCATCAGAGTGGATGCAGAAAATGAATTGAACGAAATAAACGCAGCGTTAAACCGTATTTCACGAATAAGCAAAGAAATCATCTCGATGACCTTTTGTGAAAATGAAAAACTGACCGCTTTTGCAATCGGATTAGAACTAGGATACTCAGAACGCAGCATTAAAGATCTAAAAGCAGAAGCATTATTAGAGTTCGCTGATGTATACAGAGATGGAAAATTAATCGTGACAAAATAAATTGCCCTTTTTCTGCCCTTTTTGTTCGGAAAAAGGTGTTAGAATTATATTATGAAATAGTATGGATACAGCAGTTTAGCTGTTGAAATAAATTGTGGTCTGCTGCACAGGCCGCAACAAATAAAGAATATATGAAGGAGGTGAACAGCCTCTTCTCGTAATTATTCTTAACGATCTGACGGCACACACAAAAATATAGAAGGAAGTGAATAGCTCCTCTTCCTTTAAACTTCACGTGCCGTCTTTATGTCACTGTGGCGGAAGGATTAACGCATAAGTAGCCAATGCTAAAAACGTAGGGCGTTGGAGCTTATTAAGGGATTGACAGGTGACGACTCTTTCCCGATGAGCAAGGTTTGATTCCTTGCCAGTGACTTAGGGAGGACTTAGTAAACTGGCCAACGCTAAGTATCCGACCCGAAAGCATATGCTAGGAGGTAGCTCCTCCGGTGGACGTGTAGTCGCATTACGGCGGTGAAAAGGATAACGTGAGGTTCGACTCCTCATCACGTCAATAAAGAACCTACGGAAACAATCAATCTTATCGGATGCCGATTGATTGGCTGCATTTACCAGCGTGCTGGGACTCAGTTAAAAGGCATAAAACACTATCTCAGACGTGAGACGCTCTCAGTTGTAGGTTAGGGGAGCATTGATGTAGGCTCATTAGTGCCAGCTGAAATTTAAACTAATGGTGTAGCAACCGAGGATAGGCGGTGTAGGATGGCGAAAGCTCGTGTAGGTTGCTTAATACATAATCAAGATCGCTTAAGCGTTTTTTTATTTTGAGGAGGAATGAAATGTTTAAACTATCCGAAATCATTAAGAAGTCCGACGCTGAGAAATTAGAACAATTGAAAAAGAAGTTGAAGAAGTAGCAGTCTCCTCGTGAGACTGTTTTTATTTTGCACAAAAAAAGAGGGCTACTGTTTCCGCAACAGTCCTCAATGTAACAAGTATAAAAATATTATCATTACAGAAATGATATTTCAATACAAAAAATAGACCACCGTTTACACGATGGCCAAGTGAAAAACAAACTTTTAAAGGATTCACCCTAAAGGGATTATATCATTGTAACGCTTACAGGACAATATAAGGAGCTGATTTAAATGGGGATTCAAACTGGAACAATTAAAGGCGGAGTTATCGAAAATGCTAGACTTACAGGTTTGAACAAAGAATTCGAAGTAAAAATTGATAAGGCATTTATTCAAAAAGCAATTTTAGACAGAGCAGTGGAATTAATCAGTCAGATTGAGGGTGATGAATTAACAGATGTTGATTTCACTACCTGTGACTTAGGAGGTAGCTTCCAAGTGAGTCTTAATATTGAGTTCAAAAATACTGAAAAATAGATCCTCATCTGAGTGGTCTTTTTATTTTGCCCTTGGAGGTGTAGATAATGAGACAAGTGCTAGATCGGATTAAACGTTTATTTGGCAAGCGTAACGGGCTGGTAGCTACATAAATACAAGTTTTTCAAAACAAACACAGATAGCGAGGTGGTGGAAAATGGATGGCTAGACAACGGAATCCGTTGCGCGATGAAGCGCATAAAAGATGGCTCGAATCAGATAAAAAGAAGCCTCTAAAAGATATCGCTGAAGAGTTGGGTGTATCTGCATCAACCGTTAGAAAATGGAAATCTGAGGATAAATGGGACGACGAAACGAAACGGAGCGCTCCGAATCAAAAAGAGCGTTACGATTCAATGCGCGGCAATAACAATGCGAAAGGAAATTCTGGAGGGAAACCGCCGCCTAGAAATAAAAATGCTGTGAGCCACGGCTTGTTTGCTAACTGGCTCCCCGACGATACAAGACAAATCATTCAGGAGCTTTATACCAGTGAACCATCAGACATCCTTTGGAATAACATAATGATACAGTACACAGCCATCATAAGATCTCAAAAAATAATGAATGTTCGATCTGAATTTGATCATACAGAAGATATTACTAGTGCGGAAGTGAGCCCTATGTTTATCGATCGTGACACTGGCAAACCCATACAAACTAAAGTAACTCGTCAGTTTCAATACGCCTGGGACAAGCAAGCGAACTTTATGAACGCTCAATCACGGGCTATGGCAACTCTTGCAAATTTAATTAAACAGTTCGTTTTAATTGCAGATGAGCAAGATGAACGACGTAAGAAACTAGAATTGATGAGCGCTCAGGTTGACTTAGCAAAAGCTCAATTGAAGCAGTTAGATGACGGCTATGATCCAACAGAAGAACAGACGGTAATTATTGATGATATTCCGATAATTGAAAGAGAGGTGGATTCGAATGGCGCTGAAAGCCAAGACGAAGCCTCAGATTAAACTAACTGGAATGATTAACCCTCATTTTTATAAGATGTGGCACACACGGTGTCCATATATCTTAATGAAAGGTGGGCGTGGGTCATTTAAGTCGTCAGTTATCAGCTTAAAACTTGCGACTGAAATGAAGAAACATACGCAAGCAAAGCATAAAGTCAATGTAGTTTGCATGATGAGTCAGCATAAATATTTGCGTGATGCTGTATATTTGCAAATCAAGTGGGCTTTAAATATGTTGGGCGTTGCAAATGAGTTCAGATACCGAATGTCACCGTTGACTATTATTCATAAGAGGACTGGATCGGCGTTTTACTTCTATGGGGTTGATGATCCTTTGAAGCTTAAATCTAATGCTATCGGCGATATTATCTCACTGTGGTATGAAGAAGCTGCTAATTTTCAGAGTAGTGAAGTATTTGACCAAACCAACGCTACATTTATTCGTCAGCGTTCTGAATGGGTAGATCAAGTAAAAGTTTACTATTCATGGAATCCTCCTAAGAATCCTTATGACTGGGTAAACGAATGGGTAGAGAAATGCAAAGAATTGGATGATCATTTAGTAGACCATTCAACTTACTTAGATGATGAATTGGGTTTTACCGAATCACAACAATTAAAACTCATTCAAACTTATCGTGACAATGACGAAGACTATTACAAGTGGCTTTATTTAGGTGAAGTAATTGGTCTTGGTACTCTTATATATAATATGACTCATTTTAACTCTTTGGACGAATTACCAGAAGATGACTATATTACTCAAATTTGTTTTTCCATTGATAGTGGGCATCAAATATCAGCTACAACGTGTGGTTGCTACGCCATCACTAGAAAGAACAATGTGATTCTGTTGGACACGTACTACTATTCACCAGATGGAAAGATAAATAAAAAAGCGCCCGATGAATTGGCAAAAGATCTACATGATTTTATTGAAAAGTGTCAGACGGAATACAACAAGTTCGCTTATAAAATCACGATTGATTCCGCGGAAGGCGCGTTAAAGAATCAATATTATAAAGACTTTGGGGTAGCTTTCCACCCCGTTGCTAAAGCAAAGAAGGTTGACATGATTGACTATGTACAAAACTTACTCGCTCAGGGTAGGTTTTTTTATTTGGATACAGAAGCCAACAAAATATTTATTAAAGAGCACAGGGATTATCGGTGGGATGAAGATACATTGCAGTCTGACGACCCAAAAGTTATCAAAATTGATGATCATACATGTGACCAGTTTCAATACTTTGTAAAAGATAATCTCAGCGATCTAGGTCTGAAATGGTAGGTGAAATCATGGGAGTAATTCAAACAATCAAAAATATGTTCAAGAGAGGAGTTGATAGTGTGAACATGAGCGTTAACGGAAAAGATATAGCGAAGATCACTGATCACCCAAAAATTGGGATTGATTCGCGGGAATACGTTCGAATAGCGGAGAACTTCAAATATTATGCTAATTTATTTCCGGATATCAACTATAAAAGTTCATTTGGCGACAATAAAAAACGAGAATTTAAATCATTGAACGTGACTAAGACTGCTGCGAGGCGATTGGCTAGTATCATTTTCAATGAAAAATGTAAAGTTACGCTGAACGATCCAAATGATAGAAAGGATGTTTCTAAAGAGATTAAAGAAGCATCTGAATTTTTGGAACAAACATTATACGACAACAATTTCTATAATTTATTCGAATTGAATCTTGAGAAAGGTATCGCTGCAGGAGGATTCGCTATGCGGCCTTACGTTGATGGAGATAAGATTAAAATCTCGTGGATTCGTGCAGATCAGTTTTACCCGTTACGTTCAAATACAAACGAAGTTAGTGAGTGTGCTATTGCTACTAAATCAATTCAAACTGAAGGTGACACAAATTACTACTACACGCTCCTCGAATTTCATGAGTGGCAAGACGAAAAGTATGTTATCAGTAATGAGCTTTACAAATCTGACAACAGTAACGTTGTTGGAAAGCAAGTTCCACTGTCGATTCTATATCCTGACTTAGCTGAAACAGTCACACTAGAAGGCTTGAAGAGACCGCTTTTTGCTTACTTCAGAACGCCTGGAGCTAACAATAAATCGTTAGAGAGCCCATTAGGTGCCGGCATTGTGGATAACTCAAAAGAGATTTTAGATACGATTAACACAACACACGATCAGTTTGCTTGGGAAATTCAGTTAGGGCAGCGGCGTGTTGTTGTGCCAGCGGAATTCCTTAAAACGGATGAGACACACCCACCAATGTTCGACACGGACCAGAACGTATTCGCTGGTGTATACGGTGCACTTGAGAAAGTAGGGGTGCAGGACATCACTACACCTATTCGAACCGTTCAATATAAGGATGCTATTAGCCATCTGATTAAAGAGTTCGAGGTTCAGGTTGGTTTGTCAGTGGGTTCGATGAACTATGCAGACGACGGCATTAAAACGGCCACTGAGATTGTTTCTAACAATTCCATGACTTATCAGACACGTTCAAGCTATTTGACTATGGTTGAAAAAGTTATCAATGAGCTTATTCATTCTATTTTTGAACTTGCAGGATACGGAGAAATGTTTGAAAGTGAGAAACCGCTATTCTCTATTGAATATGATAGTTATTTAGTAATAGTTAGTTTTGAGGATGGTATATTTGTCGATCGCGATAAACAGTTGGAGAATGACCTAAAAGCTGTTACAGCTGGTGTAATGCCTAAGAAACAGTTTCTTATTCGCAACTACAACCTAAACGAAGAAGAATTGGAAGACTGGTTGTCTTCACTGAAAGAGGAGCTGCCGGAAGCAGGATCAAGTGAGCGTCGCAGCCAAGATGCGCTGTTTGATTTAGGTGATTAATTATGATTACACCGGATAAAATGCAGCGCGATGCGGATTCAATCACTAATATTTATTCAGAACTTGAAGACCGAATTTTTAACATAATCATTAAAGCGTTAAAACAATCTCGCTTTGATAATGTTGAAAAAGAAGATGTATTACTATGGCAAGCTAAGCAACTATCAAAAATGGGTGTGCTTAACGAGAATATTATTAATCTTTTGGCTAGTTACACAGGAGAAACACAAGAAGCAATCGAACAATTAATCAAAGGTAACGGCGTAAAAGTAGTTAATGAAATTGATCGAGAGTTAGAACGAATGGTCCATAAAAGTGTTCCTGTATCTGACGACGTAAACAAAATTCTAGACTCTTTGGTTCGTCAAACGTTCAAAGATTTAAACAACAATGTCAATCAAACGTTAATCACTACGAATTTCAACGAGAACGCTGTAATGCGAGCCTATCAAGCAATTCTTAAACAATCTACCCTAGAATCCATGGCGGGTCTTAAAACGCACGAGAAAGCCATTAGAGATAACGTCTACAAAATGGTTGATATGGGAATCAAATCAGGGTTCGTTGATAAAGCAGGTCGTGAGTGGTCGATGGAGGCTTACTCGAGAACAGTGATTCAATCCACCTCACACAGAACATTCAACGATTTACGATTGCAACGAATGGAAGACTTTGACTGTGTGACTGCATTAATGAGTAGTCATCCAGCAGCCCGTGAAGCGTGTGCGCCGATACAAGGCGGTTGGGTGTTGACTGTGCCGAAAAATGAAGCGCCAGAAGAATTCAGACATCTACCCTCTATTTATGATCATGGTTACGGCGAGCCAAGCGGAACGCAAGGAATTAACTGTACACATATTCTTTATCCTGGCCGTCCTGATGTGAACACAAACAATCAGCCGCGATATGATCCAGAAGAAGTACAAAGAAATGCTGAGATCCAGCAGAAGCAAAGAAGATTAGAGCGTGATATTCGTTACCAGAAGAAGCGAATGAATGCGGCGTTAGAATTAGAAGACCCCGAAACTGTACAAATGTGTAAGCAAGTGATTTCTAACAAGCAGAAACAATTAAGAGAACTTATTAATGACAATGAGTTCTTGGTCCGTGATTACAGTAGAGAACAGGTTTATTCAGACTGAAAGGATTGATGCATTTTGAAAAAATTGACCATCAAAAAGAAAAGGGTAGCTCAAGGAGATGTAATGCACACCGGAAATTACGACATTTTAGTTGATGGTGAACCAATCGATGATAAACGTTTGATAAACATCAAGATTGAGGCTGGTGCTTTTGAATATCCCACTGTATCTCTTGAATATAGACCTAAAGAGATAGAGATAGATGGGTTAGTAATTGGTATTCCTAAAGGGGAGGCTAAATAAGTGGACTTCAAACAAGCGAAAAGAAGAAAAGAACGTGGGCAAACGAACGAAGAATTTTTGAAATGGGTATTTGATGATGCTAAGGACTTCGAGCAAATATGCGTTACAGTGCAGTACCCTTCCGGAAGAGTTGAAACATTTTTTAGCCAAGAAGGGACTTTTCCGATAATAGGAATGATGGAAGTTGGAAAAATGCAAATAATTGATGATATGCAGTCCTAGAAATAGGACTTTTTATTTTGCCCCGAATACGGCGTTAAACTGTTCAATCCATCGAGGGCGTAGCCTCGTTAAACAACGAAAGGATGAATGAAATGAAACGTGAAGAACTGAAAGAATTAGGTTTAACAGACGAACAGATTGGATCAGTAATGGCTTTACATGGCGTAACTGTAAACGAACTGAACAGCAAGGTGTCTACCGCGGAACAGCAAGCGACTCAGTATCAAGAGCAATTAGACAAAAATCAAAGTGAGCTTGATGACTTTAAAGCAAAGTCAAAAGGGAACGAAGAATTGGAACAAAAAGTGACTGATTTACAAACGCGTCTTGACCAAAACAAAACCGATTCTGAGCAACAGATTGCAGATATTAAGAAATCATCAGCAATCGACTTAGCCCTAACACAAGCAGGGGCAAAGAATATTAAAGCTGCTAAAGCTTTAATAGATGGCGAGTCACTGGAATTAGCAGAGGATGGATTAAAAGGATTAGATGACCAACTGGCCGCGCTTAAAGAAAGCGACGGTTATTTATTTGGCCAATCTGAACAGGTTCCACCTAATCCCGACGGTAAGAAGGCTACCTTTTCTGGGAATGCTAGTTCTGCGCAAAACGTTGAAGAAGATGCTTTTGCTAAAGCATTAGGAATCATGCCAAACAAAAATTAAATTGGAGGGAATAAAACATGGCAATTAATTACATCACAAAAGACAATGGAATTTTCGATCAAAAAATCACCCAAGGGCTGTTAACTACTATCTTAGGTGTTCCACAAGTAGAATTAGTAAACGGTGGTAAATCATTCACCCTTACTACTATTTCAACATCAGGTTTGAAAGATCACACGCGTAACAAAGGATTTAACAGCGGTACCTATGGAAACGACAAAAAAGTGTACACAATGGGTCAAGACCGTGACGTTGAGTTTTACATCGATAAACAAGATGTTGATGAAACAAATCAAGATTTGGCAGTAGCTAATATCTCGAATGTATTTATTACAGAACACGTGCAACCTGAAATTGATGCTTATCGTTTCTCTACTTTAGCTGTAGGAGCAGGCAAGACTAAGGAAGAAACAATTACTGAGAAAAATGCTTATTCTGCAATTAAAGCTGCTATTTTACCAGCACGTAAATTCGGCCCACAAAACCTAGTAGCGTTTGTATCAACAACGGTAATGGATGCACTAGAACGATCTGCTGAGTTCACTCGTAACATTACCAATCAAAACGTTGGTCAAACCGCCTTGGAATCCCGAGTAACTTCGTTGGATGGTGTGTTGTTAGTCGAGGTTTGGGACGATACTTGTTTTAAAACAAAATACAATTTTTCAGATGGATACGCTGCTACAGCTGACGCGCAAGACATTAATATCTTGGTTGTAGCTAAGCAATCAGTTATTCCAATCGTTAAAGAAAACACTGTTTTCTTGTTTGCTCCAGGCGAACATTCTCAAGGCGACGGGTACTTGTACCAAAACCGTCTGTACCACGATTGCTTTATTAAAGAAAAACAAAAAGACGGAGTTTCTGTATCTTTAACCCCAAAAGCGTAGCCCCAGCGAAAGTTGGAAAAGTAGAAGCTACAACTGATGGGGCTAAAATCACGCTTTCTTAGAAGGGATTGATTTTATGTACCTTACTCACAGCGAGTATATGTCCCTAGGCTTCAGCAAGGTAGCTGAAGCAAAAGTATTCGACGAATTAGAACCATACGCTGAGCGCCAACTAAATCGTGTTACCGGTGATTTTTACATGAAAAACTCTTTGTCAGCTGATACTTTCAAGTATCGCGTAGACAAGTTCAAAATCGCAATGGCTGTTCAAATTGAATACCTTAAATCCGTTGGAGTTACTTCATTATCGGAGGTTTTAAGTGCTTCGCCTGCCAGTGTTAGTGTCGGTCGTATGCGCATTGAATCAGGAAATACTAATGCAGCAACGGTCGGTAGAACGATGGTTGCTACAGAGGCGTATAACGAATTGATTTATACAGGGCTTCTTTACAAAGGAGTTGATTATAGATGATTCCATTAATGCCAAAGGAGTACTGCAATCAATCCATTGTGCTGCGTCTAATACAAGGGAAAGACAAATGGCAGAAGCCTATTTTTTCCGATCCAATTACGATTAAAAACATGATCTTTCAACCGCAGACAGTATATAGTGGTACGAATAACAATAGGCAAGTGGTAGCGAACGCTATCGCTTTTCTATTTGGTGGTGTTTCTGATCCAATGCCAGCGATCAATAAGAACCATGTTGGGTCAGAACTTGATTTTGAAGGCGAAACCTACACCATCACAACGATCGTAGATAATCGTAACCCTTTCAGCAATGAAGTTTACTCGTATGAACTGGAGGTGTTGTAATGCTTTATGTGAAGGTTGAAAACGGCGGTGTAGATCGCAAGTTATCCGTAATGAACATCAATTCAGCACTTTACTATATGACCGCGCAAATGCATCCAGATATGAACCTTTATGCTCCGAAAAGACAAGGTAATTTAAGAGACAAATCCTTTGTTAATAAGAACCGAATCACATACACCGTTCCTTACGCTAAACCTCAATTTAGAGGGATGGTTAACGGCAGTAGGGTTAAGAATTATACAACGCCAGGGACAAGTCGACGTTGGGATCTTAGGGCAAAAGCAAATCATATGAATGCTTGGCGTAAAGCGTTTATCAAAGGAGGAAACCTGTAATGGATTTATGGGAAAGACTGTCCGATTCGATAGATTCTATACAGGGCCTTCCGATGCCGTGCTCAATGGGGTTCCTCGATGGAGAGGATACACTCTGCGTTTATTCAATGCCGGGTAGCCGAACAGTCGAAGAATACTTTGACGGCACGAAAGAAAGAGAAATGCTTTACGAAGTAGGATTTAATACAAAAGATCAAGAAAAAGCCAACAAAACATTATGGCTTATATCAAATCATTTAGACGAGCTCTCAACTCTGAATTCAGAGGATGAGAGTTTTGTCTTTTTAGGCATCGAAATAAGTGAGACGCCATTTGTTAGCGAACAGGACGTTCAAGGGATATCAACTTATTTACTAGGCATCAAAATCACAATTCATCAATTTAAAAATTAGGAGGAATTACACATGAAAATGGATTTACAAAAATTTGCCGAGGAACCAAAAAAAGAATTTTTACTAAACTTCAAAAACAAAGTGGAGATCGATGTTTCGGGGAAAACAGACCTCGCAGAAATTGCTAATGCGGATTTTGCACTTTTAGCAGCAGGTATTACTACCATCACTCCTGCGGCGGCCGATACAACGGATGCTTCCCCATATTACGATGGAGAAGGTTTTACTGACTCAACAGTAACAGGTAAAAATATTACCTTTGCAGTTGCCGGACATCGAGTATTTGGCGATAAAGCGCAAGATTTTGTTGCTGCCAAATTCTTAGCTATTGGGGATGAGTTACGTACACTAGCTCAATGGACGGATGCCAAAGGCAACAAAGTTCAAGCTGTGGTTACATTGACGGCTATCGTGCCTTTTGGTGGAGCTGCGAATGCTAAGCAAACATTCAGCTTTACGTTAGCCTTCAACGGCAAACCTACATTGGTGAAAGCGGGGGAGTAGTTAGCCCGGCTGTTGTAGGGAAAATAACACCAACAGCCGATGGGGCAGTAATCGAACTAACATAGAAAGGAAGCTTAAAATGGCGCGAACTTTTGAAATTAATAAAAAAGATGGAACAAATGTGGTTCCAGCAGGAGCAAGTCCATTGACTATCACTGGGTTGGCTGCTGGAACAGCAGTTAAGAAAGGTGATTATGTTGCGGTAGCAGTTGAGAATGGCACAAAGTCAATTCCGACTGATATCCCGGCTTTTACAGTTAAAACAGAAGAAGGTTAACCAATCGGTTAGCCTTTTTTATTTGAATTTAGGAGGAACATAAATGGCTATTAATAACATTATCGACTTAGATGCTAAATTAGCACTCACTAAAACAGTGAAAATCGCTGGTAAGAATTATGATATTTCAATTTCCGACGAAATTGATTGTGCGCTTTCTGATTACGCGAATATTGATGTAACAGTTCAATTGAGAGATATGGCATCCAAACTTGAGAAGTTAGATGGTGTGGAAACTACTACTGCTGATCAATATAAATCATTTACTCAAGAAGAAATGATCTCAATGAGGAATGGCGCTTTAGCGACGCTTGACGTTGTTTTAGGAGAAGGAGAAGGCAAACGTATTTACGAGCATTATGGGCAAAGTACGAAAGCCGTTAATACCGTTATTGGTCTCCTTCGAACAGAATTGGATAAAGTAATGGTCGAACGCAAAAAAGCTGCCGACAAACATTACAGTAATCGACATAAAAACAATAAAAAGAAGTGATTTAATTGTTTGATTTAATTGATGATCTTGAAACAACCATTTTGATTGAAGACCATGAAATCCCTTTGGATCTGTCTTTTGATACAGTGCTGAAATTTTACGAACTATTGGAGGACAATCGTTTACAATCCTTCGAGAAAATATATAAAGCTTTTGATCTATTTTATTTTGGAGATGAAACGCTGTCCAAAACCTTTACTTTCGAGCAAAAGAGTAAGGCTGTTGAAGATATCAGCAATTATATTCAGAGAAATCCATACGGAAATGAAGAGAGCGGAGATTCTGGGTTCGAAGGTGTTGAACCTGAAAAATTGTACTCCTATACGCAAGATGCAGGGGCAATTTACGCCTCTTTTTTTTCTGATTACGGAATTGATTTGCTGAAAGAACGAGGGAAGATGCATTACATTACGTTCAAATCACTGTTGGCCGGATTAAGTGATAAAACACAATTTCAACGAATTCTATCTATTCGATCTAGAACAGTTAGCGGATTAGAAGGAGAATCACTGACAAATCTTTTGGAGTTGCAACAGTATTATGCTTTGGAGTCCGAAAAAACTGTGGATAACTTAGATAATCAATTAGGCAGCATGTTCGATATGTTAGCTGCTCAAGCACAATCAAATAAATAAGGAGAGGAGGTACATATATGGGAGCAGATGCAACGATTAACATTGATGTCATGCTGGCTAATTTACCTAAATTCAAGAACGATGTTTCTTTTGTGGATGATGTTTTGACTAAGCTTGGTATGAATACTGGATCAAAGATTGACGACTCGTTCAAAAGTGAGACAGCAAAAATTGAAACAATTGCTAAATCCATGAAAAAAGATGTTGACCAAACTCTTGATAAACCAGTTAAGTTCACTATTAAAGCCGATAATTCAGATGCGGAAAGGGATATCAAAGAAACCAAAGCGTTCTTGAAGGACATCCCCAAAAGCAAGATTACAGAATTAAAAGCTGATAACGATGGCGCTAGTCTGAAAATAAAGTCTATTAAAAGCGAAATAGCGGGTGTTCCTGATAAAAAAAATACAACATTGAACGCAGATGCTACTCAAGCGAAGACCGAGACTCAAGAGCTAGGACGTACAGCAGAAAGAACAGAATCGAAGTTTATGAGCCTTAAAGATAAACTGACAATTGGTGCCGTTGCAGGCATTGCTTCTAATGCAATTCAAGTAATCACTGGTAGTTTTAGTGAATTAATCGGTGAATCTGTAGAAGCCTCTGACTCAATCGATAAATTTAAATCCACTATGAAACTAGGTGGATTTGGTGAAAAAGAGATCAACGAAGCGACTAAAATTGTACAAAAATATGCAGATGATACTGTATATGACCTTTCTACAGTTTCTAACACAACTGCTCAATTAGCGGCAAACGGTATTAAAAATTATACCGAATTAACTCAAGCAGCAGGGAACTTAAACGCCCAAGCAGGCGGTAGTGCTGAGACATTTAAAGCAGTAGCAATGATGCTTACCCAAACAGCTGGGGCAGGGAAACTTACTACTGAAAACTGGAATCAGTTGGCAGATGCAATACCTGGTGCATCAGGCGTGTTACAAAAAGCGATGGTCGATAACGGTGCATACACAGGTAATTTCCGTGATGCAATGGAAAAAGGCGAGATTTCGGCTGATGAGTTTAACCAAGCAATTACTAAACTAGGAATGAACGATGGCGCAATTCAAGCCGCTAAAACAACTACAACTTTTGAAGGGGCAATTGGAAATTTGCAAGCGAATATCGTTGGCGGAATTAATGATATTATTAAGCATTTAGGTAAAGATAAGCTTACAGGTATAATCAACGGTGCATCTGATTCTGTTGTCGGGTTATTCCAACATGTTTCTGATGTCTTTTCTTATTTGGATCGAAACAAGTCCACGATTGGAAATATCACAGGCAACGTTAAAGATTTAGCAAAAGCGTTAGCCTCAGGCGCTTGGGAGCAAGGAAAGGATATTCTCCTTGCCGTCGCAGATGTGTTCGGCTTGATCGATGGTAATACAAAGAAAATCAAAGATCCTCTTAAACAGTTGGATAAAATCATTGAAAATCTAGCTGACAATAAAGATAAAGTTGAATTACTGGGTAAAGCACTTGTGACTATGTTCGCAGTAAAAAAAGGTTTTGAATTCATTTCGATGATCAATCAAGCTCGTAAATCTCTACTTGAATTTACTGCAGTCGAAAAAGCCACTAGCTTTTTAAGCGGAGGATTTGGAAACGCCACTAAAGCAGGAGTGACGGAAACGGTCGCTCAAACGGCTACAACAGTAGCGCCTGCTGCTATAGGTGGAGCTGAAACTGCTGTTACGGCTGGATTATTAGGGCGATTTAGCGGTTTAGCTAAATTGTCCAACTTAACTGCTGGGTTATCAAAATTAGTTCCATTTATTGGTATTTTGGGTAGTCTCCCTGAACTTTTTAAAGAAGGATCAACAGGACAGAAAGTAGGCGGGTTTGCTGGATCAGTTGGAGGGACTGCTGCAGGTGCAGCAATAGGGACAGCTATATTGCCCGGTATCGGAACAGCTCTTGGAGCCGCAGCAGGCGCTTGGGCTGGCAGCAAGTTTGGTGAGGGATTTGGAGACAGCATTCAAAAGTCTCTGAATGGAAAACCATTGAAGCCTAAAGTAGAAAAAACAAAAGCTGAGATCGAGGTCGAAATAGACGAAAAGAAAATCAGCAAAAAGATTACCCCTGCAATTAACAAGTTAAACAAAAAACTTCTTATTAAGATGGGAATTGATACTAAGAGTGCTCAAAAAGCAAAAAAAGAATCCGACAAACTTTTTGAAGAGATGGGCAAAGACATCGATGATTACTATGACAGCAAACAAAAAAGATCCAAAAAGGATCTAGATTTACTTGTTAAACAAGGGGTTATGACACGTAAAGAAGCTGACAAACTCCTAAAAAAAGAACAAGAAAACAATGATGCTTCCAAAAAAAGTAAAAAAGATGCGCTCATAAAAATGCAGACGACCGTCAACGAGTACTACAAGAAGGTTGAAGAAATTCAAAACGATTCTAGTAAGAGTGAAAAGCAAAAAAATAAAGAACTAAACAAGCTAAGAAAACAGTTTGTTAAGGAGTATGTAGCTTATCAATTTGCCATGAATGGAAAAGCGGTCGAAGCAATTGAAAGCGGAGCTAAAGAACAAGAAGATTTGCTTAAACATCTACGTAAACAAAAAGGTAAATTAAACGCTAAAGATTTAGAAGCCACTCAAGAAGAAGCTGACAAACTATACGACGCCTCTGTTAAACCAGCAAGAAAAGCTCGGGACGATATTATCAATGCGGCTGACAAAAAGTACAAAGAGACTGTTAAAGCAGCTAAACGTCAACGAGACGAGACGGGTACTCTTTCTCAAGAACAGTATGAGAAAGTTGTAAAAGAAGCAAGAAGGCAACGTGATGGGACTAGAGATGCTGCGAATGACCAATTCAGCAAAGTAACCTCAAAAGCACGTGATCAAAAAAATAGGGTTAGTTCAGAAATTAATGCGCAAAAAAATTCAGTTGTAAGAAACGCTCAAGAGCAAGCTAGAGAACATATTGGTGCATCACAAAATGAATCAAGAACTGTTCAGGGGTCTTGGGAAGGCTTAAAAAGAAATCTGTCAAGTATTGTTGAAGCGATCGCACACGGTATAGGTAGTTTGATAAATGGACTGAACAAGGATTGGGGCAAAGGTCTCAAAAATTTCAAATTTGGCGCCCATGCAAAAGGGACAAGCGGATTACCGGAAGATGAAATTGCGCTAGTTGGTGAAGAAGGGTTTGAAATGGCGCATCATCCATCTAAGGGAATTTTCGCGGTCGGTGTAAATGGTCCCGAAATTAGACCTTTACAAGCAGGTACGTCTATTTTACCTCACGAAGCATCGAAACAGTTCTTATCTATGACAAAAGGACTTCCTGCCCATGCGGATGGCGTGTGGGGGACCATTAATAACATTGCTGACTGGGTAAAAGAGAAAGCCGAAAATGCTGCTGACTTCGTTAGCGATGGTGCTGACAAATTGTATGAAACAATAACAGATAAATTAGGCGTTTCAAAATTCTTAGGTTCACTGGGAGGAGAAGGAAACGCAGAGTTTCAAACAGCCAAAGGCGGACTGAATTACGTTAAAGACAATGTTGTCAAATACGTCCAAGAACTTTTTGATAAGTATCAGAGCGAAATAGGTGGTTCAGGTAGCAGGGGCGAATTCATTAAATACGTGTTGGCTCAACAAGGTAAACAATATGTTTGGGGAGCTGAAGGTCCAGACACATTTGACTGCTCTGGATTAATTATGTGGGCGTTAAAACAAGTCGGAATCCAATTCCCACATTACACAGGAGATCAATGGGGAGCGACAGACCATATCAACGAAAAAGAAGCGCGTCCTGGCGACTTGGTTTTCTTCGGGCCTGGAGCAAGTCGACATGTTGGAATGTATACAAAACCTGGAGAAATGTTTAATGCTTCTTCTCCTAATGCTTATGGTCCTGGAAATGGTATCGGTTATAGTCCTTATGCTGCACCTGATTTATTAGGATTTGCAAGAATAAAGCAACTGAGCGATGGTGGCGGAGGACCAGGCAAAAGTTTTCAAGGTAAGTGGGATCAAGCTATCAGTACAGCAGCGGCACAAATGAAGGTATCCGTAACAGCCTCTGATATAAGGAATATTCTTAGTCTGATTCAACATGAATCAACTGGAAATGAGAAAGTAATTCAGAGCTCTGCCGTATGGGATGTAAATACCGCATCGGGAAATCCAGCGAAAGGATTGCTTCAATTTATTCCGCAAACATTTGCAAGATACGCTATGCCAGGTCATGGCAATATTTTTAGTGGGTATGATCAACTATTGGCATTTTTTAATAATGCTCGATGGCGTTCCGAATTTAATCCAATGGGCGGGTGGAGTCCGAACGGCCCTAGGCGATTCGCCGAAGGAGGCGAAGTAAATAGTCCTACTCTTGCTTGGATTGGTGAAGATCCTAATTATGCTAAAGAATTTATTATCAATCCTGCTAAAGACAGTGCTGATTTGCTTATTCAAAAAGCGATAGCAGCTAGAGAACAGTATAAGCCAACACCTTCTTCTCAAAACTATTCTTCAAACAATAACTCAACCGGTCGCTTTGTGACTCAAACTGATTTGAATCAGTTGATAAATAAGATTAACGAACGACCAGTTAAAGTGAATAGTATTTTGGATGGAAAACAAGTTGGACATTCAGTTGATCAAACGAATGCGGGAACTTTAAAACGTAAGCTATATATGGCAAGGAGGGCTTAGATGGTAAAAACAGATGTCTTATTAAGATTTAGTGATTGTGATTACTGTTTGACGAATGATCATGATATTAAAGTTGCTTCAATTGTCATTGGAATGCCAGTCCCAAAAAATGAATTTACATCATTTCAAGGATCCGTCGGCCAAAGATTAGTTAATCATTCATTTGATTCATTTCCAATCATGCTTGATTTTGATTTAAAGGTCAGCACTTTAGACGACCTCGTTTTAAGAGAAACTGAGTTGAGAGAATTGTTTTCTCGAGAAGCTGAATACTATTTCATCTATTCGAAAGAGCCGGGAAAACGTTATCCGGTGTCTTTAGACAGTATATCGGTTACAAAAAAAGCGTTTTTCATGTCTCATTTCACTGTATCTTTTAATGTGTTTAAAGGGTACGCTGAATCGATTACCTCAACGCTATCTGATTTTAGTCTGAATAATGAATGGCAATTCAGTCAGGGACTTGTGGATGGAGATTATAAATATACTCATGAAACTAGTCGTTTTACTATCTTTAACGCTGGGAGTTTTCCTGTAGATCCTAGAGAAGTGTATTTAAAAATCACTTTACAAGGTGAGTCTGGAGGAAATGCAACCATCTTTAATAGAACTACTGGGGAAAGATTCATCTATTTTCCTGAATTCTCTACTAACTTAGGGCAAACAGTCACTTTAGATCGTGTATACCCGAAACTAAACGGTGTTAGTCGGGGTATTGATACAAATCACGGATTAATCACCCTAGTCGAAGGTATCAACAAAATTGAAATTCAAAATGTAGCTAACGTTAAATCTTTTTGGGATTTTCGTTACTTATACAAGTAGGTGGTATCATGACTGATTTGTTAGTTGGAAATTTAGAGGAGAGCAATGAAGAAATCCTTATCGGTTATGATAAGGATTCTTTCTATGAATCTTGGCAAGAAAATGAAACATGGGAAGTCAGTTTTACTATACAAAGAACAAATTTTAACGGGATTAGTTTTGATTTGATTGATTACGAAAACATTTTGATTTGGAATGGCCAACGCTTTGTAATAAAGCAAATGGCTAGTTATGCTTCAGGCTCAAAAATATATAAGGATGTGACAGCTACTCATATTTACTATACGATTCAGGACTGTAGACAATATGATGGTTCACTGACCGGGAATTTGACAATTAATCAAGTTTTATCACACATTTTCAAATCAGGAAACAATGGTTTTACCTGGGAGGTTATAGATCCGATCGGTGTATTTAGTAAAGTTGAGCAGGAAAACTTTGGAAATGGTAACTATTTGGATCTTATTAATGAGGTTATAGATGATTACAAATGTGTAGTTATTCCTGACAATAAACACCTTAGATTCTATCCTAGAGAGGACTATGGACAAACCACAGAAAAACAAATCCGATATAAATTTAATACTGATGAAGTGAAGTTTGATATTGACACGTTTGCTTTAAAGACTCAAATACGTGGTTTTGGTAAAACGGATGACAAAGATAACTATATTTTTAGTCCAATAACTTATACAAGTCCTCTGGCTGAGAAATATGGTATTAGAGTTCAAGATCCGGTTGAGGATCAAAGATATACAATACCGGGAAATATGTCTGCACGGCTAAAGCAAGAAATACATGACTTTCCTGATATTTCTGGCTCAATCTCACTAAAGTGGGTTATTGAATTGGAAAAAGGCGATAGAGTTCCATTTATCTATGAACCTTTAAATATTAATTCGCTTATACGAGTGGTAGGTATAACTTGTTACCCTGCATTGCCTGATAAACCGCCTGAAATCACGTTATCAAATACGAAGAAAACAATGACATCAATACTAGCGAACTTAGCTAGGAAAGGAGTGATTTAGTGGAACTACTAAAACTCATTAAAAATCGGATTTCAACAGAATGGAAAAAAACGTTCAACGATAATGTGGATATTTTGAACGGTATTACAAGTGACCAAAATCAAAAAATTGACGTCGTTGACAAGAGAATTGACAATTTAGTCCTGCATTCGGGCGGCGATTCCCCAAACGAAGTAGTGGACGCACGGGTAAATAACCGAGCACAACAATTCGATACACTTCAAGGGAGACTACTCGCTGGGGAGTTCACGCATGATGAAGACATGGCGGAAACACGATCAGAATTGGAAAATCAGAATGTAAGTATCTCAGAAATAAATAAGAAGCTTGATAAAATACTTGGGGAATACGGTGGTACACTAACTATCTATGTTTCAACGGAGCGAGGCAACAATAGTACAGCGGATGGGTCGCAAGCATTACCGTTTAAGACACTCCAAGCCGCAGTGAACACGATTCCACTATTAACGTCGAGCCAAGTCGTTATCCTCGTTGAAGATGGTACGTTTCTTGAAGATGTTCGCTTTAGAAACATCTATTCTGGTGGTATTTATATTCGATCGGTCCAAGATACGACGAATCTTGATCCATCAACAACTGATTGTCCAGTTAAAGTTCGGTCAATGTCGTTTATGTATTGCACTGGGTACCTTCAATTACGAGGGATCCAATTCATAGATCAAGGAAATGCACCGTCTATAGGTAATACAAGGTATTCGTTGTATCAAGAACAAGGCGGATACATGAGTTTGGCGAAGTGTAAGTTTGCAGAGAATACAAAATCAATTGCCAATCACAAATCTATTTATGTTGGAGGAAGTTCGAAAGCCACCGTTGGGTCAGATACAACTTTTATTAATCAATTGATGTGCTTGTATGCAGTAGGGATGGCTGAGGTAAATGTATCCGGTATTAAAGGGTCTTCAAATAGCGAACTGTTAGTGGTTTGGAACGGCACCGGAAGAATCCCAAGTGATTTAAATATCGCTACAACAAATACTAGAACGATCGAAAGAGGATTGATATTAACAAAGGGGTCGGTGATCTAATTGTTCAAAACAAGCGAAGAAATAATTGTGATTCAAGCTGAAGCAACCACTCCTATACCTACAGGAGTGGTTTTTTGGTCCCATGACAAAGGGACTGCTAAACTGATCATTCAGTTGAAAAAAGATCATATAAATCAGACCTTACCTCAAGGAACAATCGTTCCGATCCTTTTAGAGTTCAATTCAGACACAGCGGCTAAGGGAAAAGGACGTCATATTTACCATGCGGTAATTGAGAATGCTTTAGAAGGAATAGTCTCTATTGTTTTAGAAGACAATATTTTGGGGTACGTTGGCCGTGTAGATGGTTCGGTTTATATTGAATTACCTGATTCACGATCACTTGATACTGCCGGGAGGTTTACTTTTGACATTAAACGAAGCCCTATCGATGAGGATGTTCCTGAATTGGAGGATTATTATTGGCAAGGATTCAACGAGATTATACAAGAATCAAAACGTTTAATCGATCAAGTAGAGAGTAACTGCGAAACTGTTCTAAATGATCTGTCTTCAAAAGTCACTTCCTTAGAAATTCAGACATCAGATATAAAAAGCAAACAAGCAGAGATATTGAAAAGTATTGAAGATAATGACGTTTTCACTAAACAAGAAAGTTCTGCAAACGTGATCTATCAAGTAATTGGTAAAGAAAAAGTTCGAATGACCTTTACTCTTGATTTTTTAGGTAAAGAAGCTGGGGTCATGACTAACAACGCCAATACTTACAAAGCGTATGGAGGAACTTCTTTAGGTGTACCCTCAAATTTCACGAGTGAAATTGATCAGAATAGTTACAATAAAATTGCAAAACTGGATAATAACTTATCTTCATATCCTACAACCGGAGCCGGATATATAAGGCAAGTGCTTCTATCTTACAATGTATTGGACTTTTTAAAGAAACAGCTTGGCGAAGAATATTTTACAGCTCAAGGAGCGTTGAGTAATTCTGAACAGGTTGAACTAATCAAGCCGAAAATAACGAATGATCAGGGTAATGTTTATGGTTATGGAGTAGGTGCTGGGGGAAATAAGCTGACTTTCGCGGTATGGAATGTTCGCTGGCTTAATTGGTCCGGAACAAAATCACGTACAACTGCCACTGTTTCAAACATTTCTATTCCAATTAATAATGCTAAGGAATATATAGATAGTGATGGCAATTGTCATTTTATAGCATATGCGCCGGTTTCAGATGATAGTACAGCGTCGGCAGCAAACTTAGATTATGCAAATTATCAATTTACGATTGAGCTTTCTATGAATGAGTTTATTCAATCCATGATAGCTGCCAATCACATAGAAAATTTAGCAGCTCAAGAAGAGGCAGAAGCAAGCGAAGACAATACTAAAACGATGACTCCACTTCGGGTTTTTCAATCAATTGCTAAATGGACGAAAGATAAGTTCGTATCTATGACTGAAAATGAAACAGTATTGGGGATCAAGAATTTTGCGAACGGACTTCAGGTTAATGGGAGAAACGTGCTGTCCCAAAAAGGAGAAATTGTATTTGATCATACTAGCGAAACAGATTCGTCTATTCAATCTGGAATAGTTAGATTTAAACGATACGGAGATTGGATTTTAGTCAATTTTAACTTCCAGTGTAGAAGTACGGATATTGCCTCTGGCGGGAACCTTATCGATTCTTTAGAAGCAGATATAGTTCCATCCGGATCTATTCAGGTAGATGTTACTTTTGATAAGGCACTGACTATTGATGCTTCAGGTAAAGTAACAGCATTATGGGGGTTGGAAGCAAATAAATATTATACTGGCTCTGCTACGTACTTTGCGAAGAATAAATTATAGGAGGAAAGAAATGAAAACTATTTATAAGGTCCTATATCCAGTAGGTTACGAAGAACACGAGGTGTCGGATGATTTTCCAACGGTGTTGCCATTTGTTGAAGAAGTACCTATTCAAAATTTGGAAAATCCACAATCTCAGTTCTTTAATTTTTCTAAGAACAGATGGGAAGAGACGGTTACTCCAAATTACGCAGAAAAATTAGAGTTGATTGAGACTTTAACAGAAACTGTCCAAAAGGAAAATGAATTCTTAAAAGAAAAGGCAGAAGTCCAAGAAAACCAATTGACTGATACTCAATTAGCGTTAGCTGAAGTGTATGAAATGCTCGTTCCAGCAGACAGGGAGGTTAATTAGATGGCAAATATTTACGTCAATTTGATTCAGAAAGGTCTGAAAACTATTGAGGAAGTACCAAAGACAATTAGAAAAGAAGTACAAGCGATCTTGGATGCAGACATTGCGGATTAAGATTGCTTTTTATTTGCTCAGAAAAGAGGTGAATACAATGGCAGTAGTCTACGCGACGTTGATTATCAAAGGTAGGAAAACGATCGAACAAGTACCTGGTCTGATCCGCGAACAAGTGAGAGAAATATTGGTGGATATGGATTTACCTGAATTGGCACAGTAGCACACTTTCGAGTGTGCTTTTTATTTTGATTGGAAGGGGGAATTTATTTTGGAAAAATATTTAAATGCAGCATCTATTGTAACAGGGGTGTTGGGCGGTGTAATGGTTAGTTGGCTTGGAGGGATGGATGCAATTTTGCACGCGTTGGTATATTTGGTAATTGTGGATTACTTAACTGGATTATTAAAAGCATGGAATTTGAAAGAAATCAGTAGCAGAATCGGATTTATTGGATTGATTCGAAAGGTATTGATCTTTGTAGTTATTGCAGTAGCAGTGGAAGTAGAAAAGGTGATCGGTAGCTCGATTCCGCTTCGTGAGATCGTCATTATGTTTTATCTAGCTAACGAAGGCATTAGCTTCTTAGAAAACATTTCAGTGTTCATTAATTTTCCAGATCAAATTAAAGATGCTTTTTTGCAAATTAGAGGAACACATGATGAAAAGGAGGACAAATAACATGGATATGAAAAAAGCAAAAGAAGCTTACGAAAAATCCGATGATAAAAATGTCGGTTTGCAGCCTCAACCGAAAGAGATCGAAGAAAAGAAGGAGGAAAAATAATGGCCATTAATATTGAAACGGGTTTAGCTGTTGTTCAGCGTTTCGTAAACAACTGCAGCTACAGCATGTATGGCTCGCGATATTATACGGACGGCACTTGTGATTGTTCGGGGTCTGTCTATCGTATTTTACGTGAATCAGGCGGTTTTGATTATGGATATATTCCGAGTACCGAAACGTTGCACGATTACCTTACGAAGTTAGGATATGAAAAAATCGCCGAGAACAGTGACTTTCCGATGCAACGCGGAGATATCATCATCTGGGGACAAAAAGGATACTCTGCCGGTGCCGGCGGTCACACAGGGATTGCACTAGATAATCAAAATTGGATAGAATGCACAGGATGGAAGGATACAACAATTATTGCCAATCATGATCAACGATGGGTAATGGCTGGGTGTCCTTATTTTTATGCCTATCGGTTGAAGTCCACGCCTAAACCGAATCCAAGTCCAGCACCAGCACCTAAGCCTCAACCTTCTGGAAATAAGAATGGTATTGCGATCGATAATGTCACCAAAGATCAGGCGGTAAAAATGGTTCAGCGTATTCAAACGAAATACGCCTGGACGTTGCTTCGTGACCAAGTGAAACGTGTGTTGCAGCCGAACAAAGTCTATACGCTGGTTATCACTTGCGATTCAAAATGGAAGTATGAGAATGCGGTCAATCGTTTGAAGCAAGAGCTTAAAACATACTATCCAGGCTACATGCAGCAAAACATTGCGATCGTTGATGGAGACAAACCTATAATCAAGATCGAGGCACGGAATTTGAATGATGAGCAAAGCAAGAAGATGGAAGGCCACGTGCGCAATTTCTTGAAGGATGTGCTATTAGACCAGCAGACGTATGCAGAAGCGAACTCTTATGGAACCTATGACGTTCGCGTTAAAGGGGAAGGATTTAACAATACAGATGCGCCTATTGTATTGAAAGAGATTCAAGAAATGGGCAAAGCAAAGGATGTTGGAATTAATCCAACGCATATGAAAGGATTTAAGTATTAG